CAAGAGAGACTGTGTAGTCGAATGTGAGTTTACTATTGGAAGTCGTGAATACAAGATAGTTCGTGGTATCGGACCAACTATCTTTGACATCTATTGTGATGGAAAGGTATTACCAAGACCAGCCTCTGTGGCTGACTATCAGAAGAACCTAGAACAGAATATTCTCAAGATGAGAATAAACTCGTTTCGACAAGTTGTCTGTCTTGGTTCTGCATCTCACACACCATTCATGTTGTTGGGAACTGGTGAGAGGAGAAAGATAGTCGAAGACCTATTGGACATAGAAATATTCTCTCTGATGAATGACGTTCTAGGTTCGAAGAGGTCAGACAACAAGGTGGAGTTACAGGACACCCGACACAATGTGGACCTCAAGACTCAGTCCATCTCTATCAAAGAGAGTCATGTTGCAAAACAAGAAGAACAGGCTGAGAAGAAGGTTGAGGCTATCAAGACAGAGATAGACAAAGAAACTCAGAACCTAGAAACTATTCGGAGTGAACAGGAGACTATGTCAGCTGAACTGGCCAACCTCAACTCCAAAGGTAAAGAGGATGAACTCGATACAGTCAACGACCTCATCTACCAACTCAAGACCAATGCAAAGAAGTGGGCCAAAGAGAATAAGTTCTTTGAGGACAATACAGAATGTCCGACCTGCACTCAACATCTCCCAGACGATATTCGTTCGACCAAGAGAAAAGAGGCGACAGAGAAACAGACTGAATGTGACCACGGCATTACCGAACTTGAAAAAACTCAAAAAAATATTCAGAATACACTTGACAAATGTGCTGAATTGAGTTATAGTATTCAACGTAAGATACAGGAGATAGAAAACACCAAGAAGATAATCAAACTCCGACACAAGGATATTGAGAAAGTGATGTCCGAACTAGAAGAGATGGATACGTCAGACTTGGAAGACGAACGTAAGACTTTGAAAGTCCTTGAAAAGGAACTGGAAGAACTCGTTCACACGAAAGACCTGTATGACACGGCGTACAAACTGTTACGTGATGACGGCATCAAGGCCCAAATCATCAAACAGTATGTACCCATCATCAACCACACTGCGAATGTGTATCTTCAGAGAATGGGGCTACCTATTCGTTTTGAGCTTGATGAGTCGTTCAAGGAGGTAGTAAGGTCAAGGTATCAAGATGAGTTCAAGTATGAGAACTTTTCTATGGGTGAGAGACAGAGAATAGACCTGGCTTTACTACTGACTTGGAGGGCAATAAGTAAGAGCCGAGGTTCAGTCAGTACGAACCTTCTTATTCTGGATGAGACCTTTGACTCTAGTCTTGATGCTTCTGGTACAGAAGAACTTATTAAAATCATTTATGATTTAACAGGGACGAACATATTCATTATCTCCCACAAGGGTGAGATACTGGCAGACAAATTTACTAGAACCATCAACGTAAGGAAACAAGGGAACTTCTCCGTCATTTCAGTAGAACACTAAATATGACTGATGTAACTAACTTTGTAGAAGGCAGTATGGAACGATTCTTAGACTACCAGAAAGAGTGCAACAAACTCTTAGACCTGACAGAAAAGAGAGACATCCGTGACCAGATAAAAGTTCTGGTTGATAAGATGGATGACAAGGAACTCGTTCCTCTCAAAACTTCTCTGATGAAGAGTCTGTTAGATGAGAAGATAGACGAACTGAAAAGTACATCTTGGTATGAGGGTAACGCAGCTGACCTAGTCAAACAGCTCATTCTAAACGACAAGTCGGATGTCACAGCTAAGATGGCATTCATCAAGATGTTGAAGGATGAGAAATACAAGTTTGACAAGAGTGCATTTACTCAAAAGGGTGCTGGTGACCTTGATGACTTAGTAGACACACGTATCAAGTCTGGTGAGTTTGACTATCCCACATTCCGTGACAAAGTGTTAAAGTTCAACGAACAGGCCGCGTCTGGTGTAGGTAAAGGAGAACTGTTTCTCCTCATCTTTGGTAAGAACTCAGAGAAACCATCTTCACGTGGTGGGGGTGCAAAAGGTGACGTTATCATTGATGGACACCACATCGAAGTAAAAGACTCTGGTGGAATGTTCCATGCTGGTAAAGAAGAGGGTCTTGCTAAAGCCTCAGAGGTATTTGCATTCAATGAGAAAATGATACAGTGGGCCAAGAAGAATGGTTACTCTACAAACACCTCAGATGGTGTACCGGCCGATGCTAAGTATTTTCGTTTCAGTCCAGTAGGTAGAAAACAGACACGTGGTGGTGACTGGTTCCATGAATACCTGACTGGAAAAACTGAGGGTAAGAAGTTACCCAAACAACAGGCAGAGACATTTCTTGCTAAGTATCTCGCCAAGGTCTACATCCAACTGGATATGAACGAGGCGAAGAGAATGGCATCGAAACTGTTTCCCGCCCTTGGAGATGTCAAACTGATAGAGAAAGTCAGTAAAGAGGTCTTCACACCATTCGTATTCAACTCATATCGAGATGTTGAACAGTTTGACTCTCTCATCGTATTGAAAGGTTCAAAGTACGCGAACATCATCGATGGATACGACATGCCTCCGTCCGTAAGGACAGGAACACCAACCATCTCCAAAGGTAAGAGCACATACGCTGTACCTGCTGGAGCAATAGGAATAGCCCTTAAATAAGTATGAAACCACTTTTCAAGTGGACAGGTTCTAAAAGAAAAATGATGGACAAGTTCGGTCCATCATTCTGGCCTGCTGAAGAGGTGACAACTTTCGTAGATGGTTTCTACGGAGCTGGGTCTGTCACTTGTGCGGCCAAAGAACGCTTTCCCAACGCACGCTTCATAATAAATGATGTCAACAACGAGTTGGTATCACTTTACAAGAACTTAGCCTCACACGAGGCTGAAATGATAGAACGTTCATTCGAACTTGAGTCAAAGTATCTTGAGATACACCATGACCTAAAGGAAGAACGTAAGGCCTTCTATAATAAGATAAAACTCTCCTACATCGCTGCAAACCAACCATTTGGTGAAACTCCGACTGAGTCATCCAAACTTCTTTTCATGTTGAAGATAAACTTCAATGGTTGGTGGAAGACCTACAACTATTCAAATGGAAGATACGCTACACCGCCAGGAACTGTGAAAGAGAAGAAAAGTTTTCTGGACATCGAAAACCTCAAAGAGACTGCATCCTTCTTTCGTGAGAGATGTTCCATTAACGACTGGGACTTTCGATACCTAGATAGATATGCTGGTAAAGGTACATACTTCTATTTTGACCCACCTTACAGAGACTCCGATGGTTACGAGGGAGTTGACGTATTCTCAGAGCAAGACCAGATAGACCTTCTTCACCTCTGTGATGAACTTGATACAAAGGGTTCTCTGGTTTCCTACTCAAACAAAGACATTGGTGACGGCTTCTTTCAACAACATATTCCACACTTTGAAATAATAGAGTTGGAGAACAACTTTACAGCCCAGAGAAAAGGGAAGAGAAAAGTGACGGAAGTATTTATTCGAAACTTTTTTGAAAAAAATGCACTTTTCACTTGACATATCGCTGGAGTTCGGGTATACTATAATCTGTTGAGTGAGAGAAACCCCGAACGAAAGGTAAAAATGGAAAACGAAGTAAACATCATTGACTTTGACGATGAAGTCGCTATCTCTGAGGCCATTGACTCCATCATGGAAATCGAAGAGGCTGAGGAAGAACTGTTTGACCATTTCGCTAACTTTGAGGTGTAATATGAGTGAAGAAAGAATCCACATTGGTGATGAGGTTCGGTTGGAAGGTGTCAACCGACATGGTAAGAATCGTGTCCGTGAGAACGGAGACTGGTGGGAAGTCATCATGGTAGATGGTGGCAACTCAAGTGTCCTGAACACCAAGGTCTGTGTGACCCCAGTGTCGGGTACTGGTAACTGGAGATGGATAGACCTTCCAGAGGACAGGGATATGAGGATAGTAGAACACGTATCATGAGGAAACTTACTTCTCTGTTCGTGGGTCTACTTATATCTGCAAGTGCGTATGGTGAATGGACTTGTGAACGTGCAGCTGGATGTCAGACATTCCCAGAGGCGAAAACTCAGGAAGAGTATTGTCCAACTTGTGTCTTTCGTCCCAAACAGGAACCGAACGTAACGAATGTCTACAACCAGTACGACTTCCATTCACATACATATGTGACCAAACCAGTAGAAGTACGAGTCATTGAAGTCAGAACCGAAGTGATGGTGACACCTAGAAGTTACCCTCAAATATTCTTAAACAACCCAAAAGTCTATATAAAATCATGGCGACCTGACGGCCCTAACTGGGTGGCAACTGTCAAGTCAGGAAACCAGACTTGTGACCTCTATCCTGTAGATGAGAGTATCTCAGGTGGAAACTCAAGTTGTAATGGAAACCAATTTGAATATACATTATTATGGTAGATAACAGTTATGCAGTCGATGGTGACCTCATTCACGAGCTCATCACAGACAACGAGTTTGACACATCACATGGTATGGTCTTGGAACATATGGAATATGTCCAAGGAGACACAGAAAATATTGCCGAGATGCTCATTGCTAATATGAATGAACATAACGGCGTAGGTCTAACCGCCTCCCAAATAGGTTACAATATGTCAGCCTTCGCATTCAAAGAATACGATGGAAACACGTTTACAGACAAGGTAGCCTTCAACCCTGAGATACTTTCATACAGTCCAGACCAAATACTGGCAGCTGAAGGTTGTCTCTCCTACCCAGGCCTGTTCGTTAAAGTGAAGAGACCTGCAACCCTCCGTGTCAGGTACATGGACGCTCATGGTGAAGAAGTGGATACAGTATTGGGTGAGTTCACGGCTCGTGTATTTAACCACGAGTATGACCACACTCAAGGTATTGACTTTCGAGACAGGGCATCCAAGTTACACCTACAGTTAGCAAGGAAAAAACGTAAAGTGAACGTTCGTAGAATGAAACGTTTCTTTAAAGAACAACAACGTCAAGCTGAGTTTGCATAATGAGTACAACATTAAAGAAAGTAAAGATGAGAAAAGACGCCAAAACTATCACGGAAGAAGCTGTATATGGGAAAGAGCCAACTGAGGATACTCAGATGATAGACGCTCTGAACTGGTATGCACGGGCAAAGACCTGTGAGGACTCAATGAGGTATCTCGTTGAATGGGTTACAGAGAACGGCTACAAAGACACTCAGATAAAGAAACTGAAGAAGTGTCCTAAGTATTTCATTCCAAATGCCTATGGATGGATGGCACGTATGGATATGAATGGAATCAACATTGGTGCAAAGTATATGTCACAACTGAAGGCCTGGGTCAAACGTGGTATGGACCAGGCACAGTATGTTGAAGACCTCAAGAAAGAGGAACAGAAGACCAACGAACCAACAACCAAAAAGAGTCTCAACCTACTCATCAAAGAGGCTATCGATGAGAAGGCCTCATCCATTATGGCTGAGGTAGATGAGTGGTACGATGACTTTTTCGATGGTGGTTTCAAAGGTGAACCCGACCTCTTCTCATTCCTAGAGGCATCTCAGGCCAAACCGAAACACGTTGAGATAGTTGTGGACCGCATTGGTGTGTACATGGCTGAGTTCTATGTCGTTCAAGAAGGTATCGACAAGGACTTCTGTGAGGCCTACAAGTTCATGAAACCAAAGGATGTCAAGGCTGTCATCAAGTGGTTAGAGACTCTGAAGTCTCAGGCAGAACAGTTTGTCAAGGTCCACAAGTCAAAGAAAGGACCACGTAAGGTCAAGACTAAATATAAGAACATTGGTAAACTTGTAGAAAAACTGGAAGTGGTAGACATTGACTTTCAGTCTGGTGGTTATGTAGCGAAGAGTCTGGAGAAGTCCAAGATTATTGGTGCCAAAGAACTATGGGCCGTGACTCCTAAAGGTGATATCAAACGTTTCCTCTCAGAGTCCGCATCTGGATTCTCTATTTCAGGCTCCACACTCAAGAACGTAACCAGTTTAGAACACTGGAAGGCTCCTCAACGTTCGGCACAAGACAAAGAGGTCTTTCGTAAGTTGATTCTAAATGAAGGAACAAAGTTTCCAGCCAGTGGTCGTAAACCTTTGGACTTCAAGAACTTCAAGGTAGTTGACTCTACCAACTATCGTATCGCTAAACACTTAATTTGGTACGTTAAATGAACAACTCTTCAGACGCCTATGAGGTGAGAATACAGCTCATGGAAATGTTGACGAAGATGGACTCTCACTTTGACCTTAAAGACCTGAATGTCGTAAACATCAAAGTGGAACTTGACTTTGACACCAGTGAGCGTTTTGAGTTTGTTTATGATACAACCTCTGGTATGAAAGCCCCAGAGGTAATGATTCGTAAGCTAGAAAATTCTGAGATGTACGACTATCAATACACTCAGGATGGACTAGGTGAACCAGTTTCTAGAATAGTACAATGACAGAATATTATGTTACAGAAATAGCATATCCACGAGTAAAGAAAACATACAACTACGATATCAGTTCAGAGTGGTTGGAAGAAAACAACTTCACTTGGGATGAATTTACAGAAGCAATAGAAGACCCTGACCATGAACGTCACATTGACGCTACTGACCAACTGTCTTACCTAGATAGAGACTCAGAGCAAGAAGACATTGACGAAAATGGAGATGGTGACATCTACGAAGTTAATTATGAATATGGTGAATATGATGAGTAAAGATATACAAAGAGTATATAAAGACAACTGGGATGCAGATTTTACTATCCCACAACATTCCACTGACACACACCCAGCCTACAACTCGTTGGGCGGGTCTGAGTTGTACACAATAAACCTGTTTAAGAATGTTCCGAAGGAGATTCGTGACAGATATAATATCATCGTTAGTCGGTGGCATGAAGAAGTCATTGATGAGTCTAAGCCGACTATTTATATCATACAGGACTTGTATAGTGATCCCATGTATGAACACCTCAGAGGGAATGACTGGGAATCCGACCGAATTGAAAAGGTTATATTCGTATCTCACTGGCAACGAGAAATGTTCCAGAGATACAACTATAATATTCCTCCTGACAGAATCCTAACCATCCACAACGCAGTAGAATACGTTGAATGTGATGAGTCAAAGTGGACCCTTGAAGATGACAAGGATATGACTTTTGACATCACATACACTTCCACACCACAACGTGGACTGGCTATTCTATTTGAGGCGTGTCGTGCACTCAGAACCAAACGTTCAGACTTTCGACTGAACATCTTCTCTGGGTTTGACATCTATGGTTTCGATGACAACAATGAACCATTCAAACCTCTCTTTGAGGCTATCGGTGAATGTGACTGGATTGTCAACCACGGAGTTCAACCGAATGAGAAGGTCAGGGAACACCTTTCAACGAACCACATCTACGCCTATCCATCCATCTGGGAAGAGACATCCTGTATGGCTGTGATGGAGGCGATGTATGGTGGTAATATGATTATCGCATCAGCCCACGGAGCTCTACCAGAGACAGTGGCAAATTGTGGTATCTGTTACGACCAGCCTGGTTCACCAGAAGAACACGTAATGAGAATGGCTGGGTTACTTGACCATTCAATGAACACGTATCACTCTCAGGGAGCTGTTGATACAATGAAGTTTGGACGTGCCTACGCTGACAGGTTCTACTCGTGGAAGAACAGAGGACCACAATGGGAGGCACTACTCAGGGCCTATCTGGTTCAGATAGACCAGAAACTCGCAAAAGAAACTGCGGAAACAATTACAGAAGAGGTGGAAGAAGCGGCTTGATTTTAGTTGATGCAACACAAATATCAGTAGCCTCACTCATGGTTGCCCAGAAACAGGGCAACCTAGAAGACGAGGGATTTGTAAGACACGTGATACTGAACTCTTATCGAAACATCTTTAAGAAGTTCAAACAAGAGTATGGTCCTACCATGATTCTCTGTTATGACGGAAGTAATAACTGGAGAAAAAAATATTTCCCCAACTACAAAGCTCATAGAAAGAAGACGAGAGAAGAGTCTGACCTTGACTGGAACCTACTGTTCAAGTGGATGCACCAAATCAAGGATGAGATAATCAAAGTCTTTCCGTATCGTGTCATGCATCTGGATGGATGTGAGGCTGATGATATCATTGCTGTCGTATCTCGTAACACAAACGAGAAGACAGTCATTGTTTCTTCAGACGGAGATTTTGCTCAACTACATACAGAACACGTATGTCAGTACAACCCAATGTTGAAAAAGTTTGTAGAACAGAATGAAAAGAACGACTTAACCAGAAAGATATTCTATGGTGATACTGGTGACGGAGTCCCGAATATCATGACAGACGATAACGTGTTTGTCGAAGGACGAAGACAGTCACCTCTCTCCAAGAAAAAGTTTGAAGAGTGGAAAATGTTTGAACCTCAAAAGGTTCTCAGTGAAACTCTCTACAGGAACTACCTTCGAAACGAGATGATGGTAGACCTGACAAAACAACCCAAAGAGGTTGATGCTAAAATTAAGGAGCTTTACTTTGGTGAAGCCTCCCACGGAGATAACTCCAAAATACTAAACTATTTGATTGAAAAACGTCTACCCACGTTACAAGAAAACGTGCAAGACTTCTTTACAGGATAAATTATGCAGTTACCTATCAAGGTGGATGATGTCCGTCATTCCATCCCAGAAATATTAGAACAGGTAAGTAATGAGAAGTTTCATGATGAGAAGATTAAGATTCTCCAACTGAACGAGAACGATGGTCTCAAGATATATCTCAAAGCCTTACTTCATCCAAACATCACTTTCAAACTCCCACGTGGTGCTATCCCAGGCATCAAAGGTGTCGAGAGTGTAGAAGGTGAACCAGACAAAGGTCTGTATCAACTGATGGACCTGCACTACTTCATCAACGGAACTCCTACCTGTGAGCAACAGAACAACATCCAGAGGGAGAGAAAGTTTATGGAGTTCTGTGATACTCTGACTGAAAAAGAGTTAGAGGCTCTTGTCAACCTCAAAGACAAGAACAGAAGTGCATATCCAGGCATCTATGACCAGTGTGTCAACGAGGCCTTCCCAGAGATGTTCTCCGATGAAGAGAAGAATCTCTTGGACCCAAATGTTCCAAAACCAAAACCAGGCCCGAAAACAGGTGACAAACCTGAACGGATGAAACCAAAAATTCCACGAACTAAATAGGAGAACGATGGCAGCAATTGAATTGACTGTGAACGCGGTAAACGCACATTTGAATGCTAGAGCAGAACAAGCTCGGCTTGACCTCTCACGAGGTATGGAAGATGGAGATGTTTCGACAGTTTCCGACGCATTAGAGATACTCGGTAACACGCTCCAATCTCAACAATTATTACAGAGTATGATTGAAAGACCCCAAAATGAACAACCGCCAGCGACAGAAGCAGGAACAGGAAGTTAAGCAAATTATACGCGAACTGAAAGGTTTGCGAAGGGCGATGAAGTCCAGTAGAACAGTAAACAAAGAACTGTCCAATCTGGACTTTCAACATACTGTCATCAAAGAACTAGATGTATCGGGAAAACTTCCGAATATCACCCTACCAATTGGTAATGTAAATGTCAGTGACCTTGGAAAGGAAGAAAACTCCGCATGATAGGCTCGGTGAAATAATCGAGACCTTGGAAGTGAGGGGCCTTTTTGCCCAGCTAGGGTTAGGACATGGTGAGTCTGCACGCACCATCCTAGACAAAATCCCCTCAGATAAAAAACTTGTCATCATAGACCCATACGGAAGTATCGGTATGAGGACAATACACGCAGACAAACTAGGATACCCTGACTCATGGTTAGCCAGGGATAATGACTTTTCCGTTGAAGTATTGAGCAAGTTGTATCTTTGGTCGTACCAACAAAAGAAACACTTTCTCTTTTACCCAATGGAAGATGTCGAATTTTTCGAACGCTTTCAGACAGGTATATTTTACTATAATGAGAGTGAGAAGGTACGTATCAATGAGTATGGATTTGTTTACTTCAATGCGAACACACGTATTGGGGATTTAGTAGAGGGCATTCGCTTTATGAATGAACGGACACCGAAAGATGGTGTCTGGGTTTTCAATAATATCCAGAACTACACTTCACGACAAAAAGAAATGTTGAGTGAGTTAATGGAAGAATGTAATATGAGGGCAGACTGGGAAAGTGACTTCCTAGTTGCCACAAAACTTGTAGAACCTCTAGACTGTTTGGAGCCAGAACAGGAAGCTTATGCTGAAACAGACAAAACACTTATTGCTAACATTCCTTCTGATACTGGTATCACCTATCATTAGTGGGAATGCAGTAACGGAAGATTACAACTTCAAGTCAGAAGAAATCATCAAACCACTGGTAGCCCAAGAGGTCATTGCAGAAGAAATAGACTGCATGGCTAGAAACATATACTTTGAGGCACGTTCTCTTGGTACGGCTGGTAAGATGGCTGTCGCTCAAGTTACGATGAACAGAGTGGCAAATGAACGTTTCCCTTCAACCATATGTGATGTGGTCTATGAAGGAAGACACTATTTTAATTCAAGACTCAAGGCATTTGTCCCATACAGAAACAGATGCCAGTTTTCATGGTACTGTGATGGTAAGTCAGACGCAATAACGGACGAACGAAAGTTCAGCAAGATACTTGAGTTCACCAAGTATTTCGTCAATGACTACTATCACAAGGACCACATAGATATAACGGATGGAGCCTTATTCTACCACGCTGAGTGGATGGAGAAATACCCTAAATGGAGTAAGACCAAACGGAAAATATCCCAGATAGACTTACATATATTTTATAAATAATGCCAACATACGAATATACTTGTGAAAACTGCGGACTTGAATGGGACGATTTCGTCCCTATCGCAGACAGACACACTCCACCGAACCCCCCTGACTGTGAAACTTTTATCAATGGTCAGGGACACTGTAAACCAAAACTGAAGTTAGCGACGCCTGGTTTTGTCGCCGGTTATGGTTTAACTTCACGACGCCCCGATGAAAACTTCAAGGACATATTGAGAGAACAAAAAAAGTTCTACGATAAAGCCGATGCTGCAAAGGAGGCTCGTGGTATTCCTCATAAGAAGAATACGTTAGGAAATATGTTATGACTTTGTAGTGATTCCACCAATTTGACATGAGTGAAATAGTATGTTATTATGTAACCTCATAGAAAGTCAGATATGGCAAAACGGAATCGAAAGTCCCAAGTTATTAATTATGACTTTAGGTTTGGACAATTTTGGTTAAAAAACCTGAAACCCAAGACATACAAACAAGGTCAGGTCATTCAGACATGGAACTCTGGAAAGAACCTTGTCCTTTCTGGGTTTGCAGGAACAGGTAAATCGTATCTAGCCCTCCATCTAGGATTAAGTGCGGTAAGGGCCAATGAGCAGGAACAGGTGGTCATAGTCAGGTCCATAGTTCCTACTAGAGAAATTGGACACCTCCCAGGCTCGGAACAAGAGAAAATAGGGATATACGAACAACCTTATTGGTCATTGTGTCACCAATTGACTGGTGAAGTGAATGCATATAATGAACTAAAGTCGGCAGGACAAATCGATTTTATATCTACTTCGTTTATACGTGGTTTGACCTTGGACAATAAAGTTTTATTTATTGACGAGTTTCAAAATTTAAATGGACACGAGTTGGATTCCATACTAACAAGGGTAGGGAGAAACACTCGTATTATCTTGAGCGGCGATGTATTTCAGTCGGACTTCCGAAACGATAAGGAGAAAGCATCTAGTGTCGCCGTTATGTCAATACTCAACAAATGTGAATCCTTTGGTATGATTGAATTCGACCAGTACGAGGATATTGTACGAAGTGACTTTGTACGTGAATATATTATTGCGAGAAGAGAATTGGCAGCCTAACCTAACCAAGGGGGCGTTCAGCCCCCTTCATTTCCTAAATACCTATGACAACCTTTACGCATTTAACAAATGATATCACAGATTTTGCAACACGCACCATCAATGGTAAGAGACATTACATCATCCCTACGGAGGGAGGCGATGTCGCATATCCAAGTATCACCAGTATCCTCTCTTGGTTCTCAGCCCAAGGAATCAAGGAGTGGAGAAAACGTGTCGGTGAAAAAGAGGCAAACAGAATATCAACTCAAGCGTCACGAAGGGGCACTAACGTACACAAAATCATTGAAGACTACATTGCCGGGAAAGAGGACTATCAAAGTAATTTGATGCCCATCCACCTTGAAGACTTCAATAAGATTAAAAGTGAGTTAGACCAAAACCTTGACAACATACGAGGCTTGGAGGTTGCTCTTTTCTCTCATAAGTTAAGATGTGCAGGACGTAGTGACTGTATCGCTGAGTGGAAAGGTCAACCCTCAATTCTTGACTGGAAGACTTCTCGTAAGGTAAAGAAACGAGAGCATATTCGAGACTATTTCGTACAGGGTACTTTCTACGCCACGGCGTGGGAAGAAATGACTGGTGAGAAAATAGAGAACATTGTTATCGTCATGGCTCCTACGGACCATGACGTTTTGGTCTTTGAAGAGAAAGTTGAGGACTGGTATCCTTTGACAGAACAGAGAATAGACCAATGGTACAGAGAAACAATAAACAAGACTTTGAACTAGAAACTGTTTTAGAATATAAACACGATGACGGCACACGAGGGTGGCTGGTCAAAGTAAGGAGCAAAGATGGAAAACGACAAAACGAGAAAGGATAGTCGGGAGCATCAAAAGGGTGCTCCCGATTGCCTAGCATGACTGAAGAAGAACTCAAAAAGGCCAAGTGGCTGTGGGAACTAAGAGGTGGAATGTGAGCGACGAGAAAGAGACACTACACGGAAATCCCTTTGGATATGGTAAAGGTATCAAAGGTGATGACGAAAAGAAACAGAAGAAGGCATTTGACAGAAACAAGGAGAAGGCTGCCAAGGGAGATAAGTCAGCCTACGAACCAACGGCCATCGATAAGAAGGTCATGAAGAAACGAGAGAAGGGTGACATGCCAGACGCTAAGAAGTCTAAGTACACAGAAGACTGCTGGCCTGGGTACAAGGCAGTAGGACTGAAAGATAAGAATGGGAAAAAAGTTCCCAACTGTGTTCCAGAGGGAAAGAAGACCTATTCAGATATGACAGAGGATTCCGACAAGGCATTGGCAAACAAGGCCAAGGAGTCAGGTGAACCACTTGGTGACCTGAAGAAGGTATACAAGAAGGGACTTGCCGCTTACGCCTCTGGTCACCGACCAGGCATGACTCAACATCAATGGGCAATGGCTCGTGTCAACTCATACATCAAGGGTGGACCAGCACGTAAGGTAGACGCTCACATACGTAAAGAGAGTTTCAGTAAGTTCCGTGAGAATGCCTGTGAGCCGTGTGGCGACATTGTTGATAGTGTTCTGATAGAGTCAAACGAGTTTCGTGTCGGTTCGAAGGCCTACTTTAACTGGTGGACAGAGGTTCGTAAACTCCACAACCAAGGTAAGTTAGAACTGGAAGGGTTCGACCTAGAAATCATCAATGGAGACATTGGAAACTTCGCTGAGTACGAAGGTAACATTGTACCACTCGACTGTCCAATGATGGAAGAAGATGAGAAACAACCAGAACTCAACAAACCAAAGAAGGGTGGACCTAAAAAATATTACGTCTATGTCAAGGATGGTGAGAATATCAAGAAGGTCTCATGGGGTGACACTACTGGTCTGAAGGTTAAACTGGATGACCCAGAGGCAAGAAAGAACTTCGCCTCTCGACACGACTGTGCAAATAAGAAAGATAAAACAGAGGCTGGTTACTGGGCATGTAACCTACCACGTTACGCAAAACAACTAGGTTTATCTGGTGGTGGAAACTTCTACTGGTAACCCATACATTGAAGAGGGTGACATTCGGACTTTCCCTGTGACCGCACCTGACTCAGAACTTATATGGCACAGGGACCACAACGATAGAGTAGTTGAGGTGATTAAGGCTGGTGGATGGTCATACCAGATGGATGATGAACTACCTCAAAAATTAGAGAACGGAGAAATGGTCTATGTTCCGAAGGAGACTTATCATAGAGTCATCAAGGGAACACAAGACTTGGTAATAAGGATTCACGAATGAAAAACTTCATGCAAGTCCTCAATGAGGGCGTCTATGACCCATCCGTACTGAAGTGTATCTTCATGGCAGGCGGACCAGGCTCAGGTAAGTCATATGTCCAGTCAAATGTGACTGGTGGTCTGGGATACAAGGTGTCCAACTCAGACGAAATCTATGAACTCAAACTATCCAAGTCCGTTGGTCTAGACTTCACAAAGTTTTCAGATGCCGACTGGGAGAAGTCACAGGAGATACGAGCTGACGCAAAACGACTGACCAACAAGAAGACCGAAATATGGTTGAGAGGTAGACTGGGTATCATCGTTGACGGAACAGGTAAAGACTCTGGAAAGATACAAAAGTCTAAACTGAAGTTTGAGAAACTTGGTTACGACTGTTTCATGATATTCGTAAATACCAAACTGGAAACAGCCCTACAGAGAAATAGAATGAGGGCAAGAAGACTTAAAGATAAAGTCGTTGAGGATATGTGGAATGAGGTACAGTCTCAACTAGGCAACTATAAGAGAATGTTCGGTCAAAGACTGGTTATTGTAGACAACGATGACCAACCAGAAGAGGTATCCAAACAGATACTTGGTAAAGTATACAAACTCATTGCAAAGGCTTCTAAAAAAGAAGTAGGTAACCCTATCGGTCAGGCGTGGATAAAGGCAGAGAAGAAAGCGAAAGAGGACGCGGCTGACAAACTGATGAACTCAGACGATTTCATGAGTAACCTACACCACTGGACTGGTAAAGAGGAGAGAGAATACATCACGGAGTTTGACAGTCCACACATCTATTGTGACATGGACGGAGTCGTAGCTGACTTTGTTGGATTCACTCAAAAACATCTTGGTCACAAGTTCACTGATGATGACTGGGACAGTCTACCAGAAGATATGTTCGCCCAGTTACCCAAGATGCCTGACGCTGACCAACTCTGGAAGTTTATCGGTAAGTACCAACCACATATGTTGACTGCAGTCCCAAGACCAGGCCGTGGTCCTATCTCAGCCAGAGCACCCAAAGACAAAACAAAGTGGATGAAGAAAAACTTTAACGTAGACAGAAGTAGAGTGTACACTGTCCAACGTATCAACAAGGCAAACTTCGCCAAAGATGGGAAAGACGGAAGACCAAACATTCTCATCGATGACCACATGAAGAATATCAAGGCCTTCAGAGACAAGGGTGGTATTGGTATTCACCACACATCGGCAGCGAAGACTATCGCACAACTCAAGAAAATTGGATTCAAGTGAAACCTTTTGGACTGTTCGAAGGTCTCATCAAGGCACCACCGAACATCTACAAGAACTTTCGTGCCTTTGCACTGGGACATGCACTCAAACGTGTATCGGTAGACTGGAACTCACGTAAGTCCAAACAGATTATCAAGAAGGTTGCACAACAATTCCACGTGAAGGTTCCTTCTAGACAACAACAAGATAACCACTACAAATACGCATCACCTCATCTTGACCTACCAAAACAATATCAACATGATGAAATAGACGATGACCCAGATTATCTGAGACTGAATGTAACTCTACAGAACTCCAGAGACAGAGCTGACTATGACCCTGAGAACTGGATGGTGACTATATACCTTGCCACTTATGTCGAAGAGGTTCTCGGCGTGGTGGATGATGAGTCAGACTTGGAAGTAGAACTGGTGAAGATGTGCTCGATTATCGAGAACGATGTCAAACACGAACTGATGCATTATGTTCAGGACATCTCTCTTGCGTACAAACACCAAAAGCAGAACCAAGGACCAAAAGGAAAGTCCAAGAAGGCATACTTCTTATCACCTCAAGAGTTTGACCCAACGATTCGTAGTGAAGTTGGGGAGTTTCAGGCTAGGGTACAAAGACCCTACACTCCCTCTAAAATTAAAGACTATACTTCACAGAGTGAGTTCTTTAAGGTCTTGAAACAACATGATAAGAAAAGATATCAACTCGCTCTGAAGAAGTTCGGAACAGAGATAGGTAGATAATGGAAAGATTATATGAACGAAGCGAGAACACACCACAATACAAAGCATTTGTCCAGAAGGAGAGAGGACAGAAACTCCCTGAAGACAACCCGATGTACTACACAGGAGAGACTTTCAAGGTTCCAAAGGAATCAAAGTCACATCCAAAAGATATGTGGGGTAAGGCATACTATGTTGTCGGTGTAGGTTCCAGTCCAATACCAAAACAAGTGAGGTTCAGACTGGCCGCTGAAAAGAAAAGAAGAAAGATGATGGAAGCACAAAGACCACCGCAGATAGAAGAGAATGTTGGAGCTGAGATAGACTTCTCAGACTGGACAACCTCTGGACATCTCAAGGTGGCCAAGTTCATTCTCAATAAGGATGAAGACTATCTTTCAAGAATAGTATCGACATTCGCTAATTGGAAAGACAAGAATAAACTTGAGAGACTACGTGTACAGATAGCAAGAGTCAGTGATGTCAAACCCAAAGACGGAGATGACGATTTTGCATCGTACTGGTTACCAAAACTTAGAAAAGCATACTACATACTAAGGTCTCCCAAGAGTGAAGGGAAACCAGAGGCAGGTTCTATCATAGACGCCTGTAGACAATCTTTAAAAATACCAAACCCAAATTTAATATGAGTAGAAATGTAACACGTATCTCCGTCAAAGTGGAGTACGGAAATGTAAACAAGGCTCTGTCCAAGTTCAAGTCTAAGGTCACCGCTGAGGGTATTATCAAAGGTGTAAAGGACAGAAGGTATTATATTCAACCATCCTTGGCAAGAAACCTCAAACGTAAAAAGGCTGAGGCTCAAAGACGTAAGGACGAGTTGAATGTAATACAACAATATTGGGCAGAGCAAGAAGAGTGGAATAGGCGGTAATGTCCTATTTCAGGTGGTCATTTTCAAACTGGTACATCTTCTGGTGTTCTAGTTTGACTGAAGACATCAACGAAGAGTTGTTGGCTTGTTGGTGGTCTTTGGATGAACAACCTAATGTACCAAGAAGGGAGTTACCACTCCCTGAGTATTCACACGTGGATGTCTGGTTAGAAGAGAAATTTCCAGATGGGTTCCAACATATGACGTTTCGTGATAAAACGGAAATGGTCATAGCCATTAAGGAGTTTCTCGAAGATACAGATGTCCGATATGCTGAGAAGTTGCGTGATAGGATTGCTTCTGCTGATGATGGGTTGTGCGGAACAGAAGTCAGAGCCGAAGACAGTAACAATTAAATATGGAACACCTAGAGCCGCCAAGACAAGTGTATCTTATCCAGCCCCAACAAAAGAAATAGTCAGAGTAAAACAAGACACTCTGGTATGGGACACCGCCGAACTGGTAAATGGTTCGGCGTATGTCACTGTACCTCTTGACACCTCAATATACATTGATTATGAGTCCTACATTGACCCACATCCCGAGCTATACGGAGATGGATTTTCCACAAATTTTGTTGTCACAAGTTCAAGCCCAAATACCATCACTGTTAGTATTCCTGTTCATTTCAATACTAATCATCCTATCTTTGAAACTACACAAGATAACACAACGGATAATACGACAACAGAAGAAATCACACTCACTGGTGATAACGTCACGTGGTCAGATGACTTCATCAGAAACACAAGACCCACACAAGATATCATTACGAAATATAAAAACTTCTGGGACAACATATCAGTTTCCGATAACTGGTCAAAAGTCTCATTAGGCAATCCAGACAACCTCACTTCCTGTGACAATGCCTCACAAGTCATTACAGGGTATAAAGCCGAGAACGATGCAGTGTTCTCCTGTAATGGAAAAACTTGGAGGATAGGACAGTGTGGTGGTGGTCGGTCAATCGCAGTTGGAAGCACTGGTGATTGTTCCTGTACCACAAAGGCCTGGACTGTGCGTCCCTTGATAGGGAACTCAAACTGGGGTGGTGTCGGCAATGAATGTCGTGCACATTCCCAAACACTAACCATCATTTTCGAAAGGTAAAATGAAACGTATATCATTATTAATTATTTCAATGTTCTTTGCATTTGGAGCTTTGGCAAAGGACAAGTTGTCAATTGGTTATGTACTGGTCGGTCCAAAGAACGATGGGGGATGGTCCATGCGTCACGACCAAGGTTTCCAGTCTCTCACCAAACATGGATACAAGGTAGAGGGAGTGGAGTCTGTAGCAGAGGCAGACTCAGAACGTGTATTCAAGAAACTGGCTCGGAAGCACGACCTAGTTTTTGGTACGTCCTTTGGATACATGGAACCCATGCTCAGAGCGTCAAAGTCTAGGAAGAAGACTTTCTTTTTACACGCTACTGGATACAAGGGTTCAAAAAATATGGATAACTATGTCTGTCACTCATTCCAGGCTCGTTACCTGACAGGTATCGCCGCGGGTATGATGACCAAGACAAATAAGATTGGGGTTGTCGGTTCACATCCCATTCCTGAAATCATTCGTAACATTAACGCCCTGACTATTGGTGCAAAGTCTGTCAACCCAGACGTAGAAGTATCAGTAGTATGGATTAACTCTTGGTTTGACCCACCCAAAGATATGGATGCGGCCAAGGTATTAGCCGACCAAGGTAATGACGTTCTCTTCACAACCACTGACTCACCAAGTGTGGTCACTCTCGCTGAACAGAGAGAAGGTGTTTGGAGTATGGGTAATGATGCACCTATGGGACAGTTTGGACCTAACAGTTACATCACTGGTATGATGTTCAACTGGAACGTACTCTACAAACACATCGCTGATCTTGCGGCTGAGGGTAAACTCACCTCTGGTAATCGATGGAACTGGGGTATTGAGACAAACTGTGTCGGTCTTTCTCCTTGGGGTAAGAACGTCCCAGGCGAGGTAGTCAACAAAGTTGAGACTATCAAGATGAATTGGGTAAATGATGAACTTGACACTTGGTATCCTTTCTCACAAGGAGTCACCAAACAAGACGGCTCTACTATCGATGCCGGTGTCATCAAACGACCTGAAATTGAGACTATGATGTACTACGTTGATGGAGTAACTTCTAAGTTTCCAATTAACTAAGTCTATCCGCCTCAGGGTCATACAAGATACCTATGTCTTGTACACCCATGTACTGATTAGGATATGTATAACGATGGTCAAGCTCTTTTGTATATATTGAATAGTGAAGGGCTTGACTGTCAGACAATACGTGATGGTAGTCGACTTGATAGAAGTTCTCAAAGTTGAGTTGATTCAAGTATTTCACATTCTCCTCATGAGTCGTTTTAGCATAATAGTCAATATTAAATAGTTCAAGGTGTACGACTCTGTTTGGTGGTTTATTCAATATCTCTAGAACCACATCCCAATACAAAAATAAGTTTGAGTTCAAATAGTCAAAAAAATGACACAAGTGTAGCATCTTTATTGTTGTGCCAGAAGATAGATACTCACGAAGAATGTCAAGATGATATCCTTGTTTTGTGAGTTTGAAATCTAAATAGTTGATCTCATCAAGAGACCAGTCCGTATAAGGTTCAAACTCGCCACATCTTCTAGTTATTCGTTTAGGTATCGTATTGACGGCAAGAGGTTTCTCATTTTGGAATATTTTTAAATGAGACTTTGTAATATTCTGTGACGGACAAACATTCATACTACTGTAACAATTTTTCTTTTCTGGTCTGCCTTGATGACTGAAGTATACAATATCTCATCGTCAACGACTGTCTGGTTTCTATCATAACCTTCCAAGGGATATCCAATACCTAATGAGGTGACGAAAAACTCACCATACTCTGTATGTTCATTGATGAATTTTTGCATTCTCTTATTGTCAAAACAGTTACAAAAACCTGTTCTGTATCCTAAGTGGTTACTAGCAAGAGCCGTAGCACCAGCTGAAATACCAACTCCGACACATTTACTATCTTTGTCTGTATTAGAAGAGTCTTTCCAGTCAGGGTTAGTTTTCATTTCTGGGTGAGTGGTGGTGGCCCAGATAAGGAGGAGGGATGCGTTGACTTGTCCATTTCTGTAAAACTCATTGCCTCTAAACACTGTACCACCAGACATTACATCATCCTGTACACTGACGGCTATTTCGAAGAGGTCTTCTATCTTCTCTCTGTCTTTGACAACAATGAGTTCATACTGAAGGACATTCTGTTTGGTAGGCATGTTCATAGCAACGTTGGTTATTGTCTCAATATCCGCATCTGGAATAAACCTTGTGTGGTCCCAGTTGCGTTGACAGTGCCCAGCATATAACGAACTTTTTTCAATATTCATACATTATTTAGTATATTTCACTTGACAAATCGCTCAAGGTAGTGTATACTTATTTATGTTGGGTGGGAAGAGAAATTCCCCTGTGACAATGAGGTCACTGACTCCCCGACTGGTTAGCCCTTCTGTAAAAGAGCCTGTGTTAAGAACACGTTTGATTCTATTCAGGTCTGAGGGGGTTACCAAATTTCCCAACTCTATTAAAGGATAGTCCAATGGTGTATTGATGACCATCAGAAAATAGAGGGAACGGACAAACCTTCCGCTAGTCTCCACCAACGTAGGCAATGATGTCAAGGTGACGGCTGTTGAGACGGCGAACGAAGAAAGAGAAGATACTGCTTAGTAGGTCTTAGGAACGGCTTACGATAGGTGTCGTGGGTTTATTGCCTTTATCCCATGTCCACACTACAAAGGAAACTGTCGCAGCATGAGAACTGTAAGTCGACTGGGTGAGAG